CTGTAGGTAATGTGCAATATCGTACTGCACAGGTGTAGGCTCTGGTAGACCTAAGTGTTGCCATACTAAGTATGTAAAGTTTCTAAAGTCGTGTAACGGCTCTGGAATGTTAGTCATCATATATCACTTGTATGGTATGTGCGTGTAAGTCATTTACTTTGCCCCACACAGCATTAATAGGTGCAACACTAAACTGAAAGGTAGCTGCTAAATCTCCTACAGTAGTACTACCGTCTAGACTAAGACCAGCAGTAGGGGCTGTAGTATCGTTACTAAACCCTATGGTAATAGAATGGTTGTCGTGGTCATTCTGTATACATAAATACATACGACTAGCGTTACTATCTAGTATCTTTACCCAAGATTGGTCAGCAGGTAGCGTGACAATCTTAGCTGTTAGACTAGCGTTATGTCCTCTCATCTGACTACCTTCCTAGTATTAATTTAATTTTAGCTAGTTCTATTTCTAATTGATGTACTCTTCTAACAGTATCTTGTACTTCCTGCGGTGGTTTAAACAGGTCAATCCACTCATCATTCTCTTCTACTTCTGCCATAGTCAACTCAAGGTTGTGTTCTAAGAAAGATATTCGCTCTGTCAGCCCGAAATAGGCCCAAGTAGCTATGCTTGCAGCAGCAATCATGGATACTAAATTACGAAGAGGAATAGTAATCTCACTATTATCATTTAACTTAGTAGCTGTATTCTTAACTGAGTTTGTCATTGGATACTCTCCGCTACCTCAAAGGGTAAGTCATTGAGTAGGTTAGCCATAGGACTTTCTGCTGTAATTACATCTAGGCTTGCGCCATTGTCCTTAAGAAACTTAACAGCCACTGATAGTTCGCTAGCCGTTGCCTCACCACTCTGTACACGTAACAGTAGTTCTTTAGTAACCGCTTCGTGTAGGAAGTCCATCTGTTGTTTTTCTATCACTGCCACTCTCCTGTACGGATTTGCTCACTGACTTCTAACGCCCTGTGTCCAACCTGACTAGCCCACTTACTCTGTAAGAACTCATCTGCCGCCATATCGAAGTTTCCTGCCTTTAGCAGAGCCATTGCGTTTACGAACTTTGAGACTGTTCCTATTCCTACGTTGAAGGTGAAGTTGATAAGGGCTGCGAAACGTACCTCGTCTAACTGCATTGTCCAAGGGAACTTGTCCTTCAGTAACCGCCCTGCTCTCTCTATGTCGTTCAGCAGTAGCATCTCTGCTTCCTGCTCTGAGATGCCTACGTCTTCCAGATTTCTTCCAATACCTATTGTAAGTTTTCCTGCTGTGCATTTGTACGGTTCTAGCTTAAGCCCTTCATGTCGCTTTAGTTGTTCTATAAGTTGCGTCATTCTGTTAGTCTCCGCTTGTTCTTCTGTAGTTATGTTGTGCATATTCCACATTACTTCTTCATCCGATATACGATGTTAATTGCAGTGTTTGCACATACTGCTAGGAGTGTTAGTATCTGTAGGAAGATAGCTATAATTTCTAATTCCACTACTTCTCCTGTTTAGGTATTGCATTGCTACAGACGTAACAAAACATTCTAACAAAGCCACGCATTAGCTTCTCTGGTATGTATTGAGTGTTCAGACAGTGTTTGCAAGTATACTTCATTACTTCTTACCAAACATCTTAGTTGCACCCTTAATACCAAACGAAGCTGATACGATTACACCAAGGGTATATTTGTACCAGTCAGGTGTCTGTGCCAGTGCTTGAAAGCCCCTCTCCACATACTCGACAGTCCACGGCAAGAAGCAGAGTAAAAGTGGAACACTGAACAGAATTGTAAGGTACTCGTCTTTCCACGATTCTTTAGAACCTTTGACAGCCTCAACATCCCAATCAATCTCTCCTGCAATCTGCTTCTCCATGATAGAGGTTTCAGCTTCAATCTTAACTAATTTCTGTTTAGCCTTGGCTTTCTTTGTTTCCACAAAGCCCTCGACTGCACTAGAGGCTACTCCGAATAGCCCCTGTAATACCATGCCCATCATATCTTATTACCTTATTCCTATTGCCTGTGCTGCACTATACATCATATACATAAAGGCAAGAACAATGAGTAGTATAAACATAACTACAATTCCTAAGATACTTAAAGCATCCATCATATCTTCTTGTTTTCTTGCCTTTTCCTTACGTGCTTCTATAGCAGCTTCCTTGGCTTCTTGTATTCTTTTAGCACGTTCTGTGACAATAGACTGCCACGTACCGTGTCCAAACCTCATATCAATGAGAGTACGCATCTCGTTCATCTTCTCTTGAGCAAGCTTTGCGTCTATGGTTTCTTTAGCCACACTTGATATGGAGAAAGCAGAATTAGATTTCTTATTACGCTTTTGCTGGACTTGCTGTTCACCCTCAAAGAGTTTATCAACAAATCCAGCTATCTCGCCCACATCATTTGCGGTGTTGATTACAGATTTGATTTGGTCTACTGCGGCCTTAACTAAGGAAATTCCTGCTAGTGTTTCTGCAATCATTCTACGTTCCTACATCTTCATCAAGAGGGATGATGCAAGGCCAACAACTATAATCGTTGACCCCATTATCATTGCTTCCAGTCGCCACATACGTTTATCAAGACTGGCTAGTTTTCCGTGTACCATTTCGTACCTGACAGCACACTCTTTTTCGTGAGCTTCAAGTTCCATCTGGACCTTGAGTTCTGGTTCTATAGACATCTTCATCAGCCTGCTATTTCTTTTGCAATGGTTACAGCAGTGGAAGTTAAGCCACTACCACCAGTATTATGTCGCAAGCTAACACTACCCTTTTCAGAAGCAATTTCTAAAGTATAAGTAATTGCTGATGTCGTGGCTGGTGTGTCTACATATTCAATACTCCACGGGCATGGCGACCAGTCAGCAACATTGCTATACCCATAACGAATTGCACTCCAAATAACTGTACTTCCTCTTTTTAATCTAAAGTAAATACCGCCAGTATCCCCCTGAACCATGCCGCCAGCAGAATGGCTTATCATTATTTTGTTTGATGTACTAGCGGGGGTAATGGTTACAGGTGCGGCGACAGCGTTATAAGTGTTAGCATTTGTAACAACAGTTGTATCAGTTGATGTTGCCTGTACTACTTGCAACACAGAGCCAGCAGGTAGACCAGCAGAGTTTAGTTTTGTTAAAGCCATGTCTGTCTCCTATCCTACTAAGTAACCGCTGAAGTCTATACCATCTATGGTCACCGTATTGTCTGTGTCAGATTGAAATGAAACTTTTAACTCATTACCACTTGTTAAATTGAGAACCGAGGAATAATTTAAGGTAGCACTAGCCCCACCTTGTGGGTCATGTCTTGACTTAAATAGTCTGGTACCATCAATATAAAGTCTCGCATACAAGTTAGTTGTTGATTGCGCAGAGCCAGCGGATATCGAAAAGTTTATTTGATATAATCCATCTGAAGGAACAGTAAATATTCCTGTTGTAGGATTAAAGTTATCACCAATGTCAAAACTTTCTGTGTAACCAGTTATGTCTGTTTCCGTAGTATAATCAGTACTACCTACAATTCCTATTGAGCCTCTAAAAGCTGGTTTAGCTGGCTGTAACACACGCCCACTGCTATCAATAGTCATAGCCGCAGTGCCGTTGCTTGCTCTAATACTGCCAACATCGAGGTTGCCGCTGATGGCTATGTTGGTATCTAGCTTGGCTGATGTAACAGCACCGCTTCCAATCTTAGCTTCAGTCACACTACCATCCGTAGGCGTAACCACATTGCCTACATTGCCAAACACTCGCACAAAGTCTATGACATCCGATGATGATAGCGTGGCACCAACAGTCAGCGTGTTACCTGATAGGCTCATGGTAGAGCCAGCCTGTATCACGCCGTTAATGCTGACCAGTAGGTTGTTCACAGTCTCAGGATAATATGCGGCACCGTTTCTGGTTAGTGTATAGTCAGCCGTGGCAGAGGCAGTCAGAGCATCTAGCTCAACGAACTCGCCAATGACAGGTTGTTTTCCTATATAGGGCATTAGTCAGCATCCTCTATTGTTAAGTCGCCAGCGTCCACCTGACGCATGATTTCGTCATACATATAATTGCCGACCCGCATTGAGACACCTGTTGTTTTGCCATCGTGAACAGCAACTAGCCCTGCGTTGTTTCCATCTTCATCTGCTATATGCTTAACACTTGTAAAAGTAATTTCATTCATTTTTATAACTCCGCATCCACAGAAACAGTTGACTGTGCTCTTGTGCTTCTTAAAACAGCACCATCGCCATCATTGCTTGTTGCGCCACAAGTCATAGAAACTGACATTGTGCTAGCTGTTGATTGGTTTGAAACTATTGAGGTAACTGCATTTGTTGTTTTGCTCGTCATAACAGTATAATTTGCAACTGCATCATCGAACGTAACATTAGGTGCGTCACGCATTGTGACAAAATTAGGTCGAATTATCTGTGCGTTTGTTGGGCCAAACATAACGCCGCTTGCTATTCGCCCAACATTGGAGCCAAGAGCATCCGTTTCATTACCACCAATGCGATAAAAGTACCGCTGACATTTCTCCAAAGTAGCCGCAAAACTTTCATGTTCAAACGGCGTGGCTACATCGCCTACTTCAAGCTGTACGCCAGTCAGTTGCCAAGTGGCGTTGTCAGTTCCAATTAAGTTTACCTGATTTGATGGAGCAAGGTTTGCAGCAGTTCTTGAAGCAAATGCAGTAGCTAATGTTCCAGAAGTGTAGTCTGAACCAGCCGCTAAAACCCAACTTACCTGCAAACCTTCACCGTTATCATTATTGATAACACCCGCTGTGTCACCAGCAAAAGTCATGGTTTTCTTTTCCCAAGTGTCAGCAGATGAAATTGTGTAGCTTTGTGCCGCTGACCTACTTGCATCCGCAATATCCAACTCAACGCCGTAGGTTCCAGCAATAGAAGACTTAACGTAAAAAGACAAAGTGATAGGTGACGCACTACTCGTGCCAAAGGCTAAATGCTGTAGATTAAATGCTTCAATGCGTTGTTGCAGTCTGACTCTTTCGTCAGT